TGGGTGCTATGTCTTCTGTCATTTGAGTTGTACCTTGTATATTTTGTAAGGAAACTGCTCCTCGTTGTATAATAGTATGCGTTTCTTATAGTGGTTCAACGTATGATTCGTATACGTATTGGTAGAGAAATTGTCTGCTATATCGTAAAGTGTTGCCCGATTTTTGTTGTCACCCTTCCGCAGAACCCTACCAATGCTTTGCAGATTTCGTATGCGTGACTTATAAGGACTGCCAAAAATAATATTGTGTAGATTGAGCATATTAGTGCCCAAAGAAAAGGTACCAAAAGAAGCGACAACAACGGCGTCCCGCTCTGTTTCCATGATCGCCCGTATATTCTCTCTCTGTTGTACATCTACGTTACCGTGTATAAAAAAGACCTTCCTGTCTTTGATATTGTCCTTGAGTTGGTTGTATAAAATTTCACCATGCTTCTCCACAAATTGATATAGTAGTAATGTGTTGCCTTCTAATGACTCCACTAGGTTATATATAAACTTATTGCGCTTTCCATACCCACATATGAACTTCATCTCGTCTGGGTATTTATTATGTTTCGTCCTTACTGCCTTCTTAACGTCCTCAGGATAGTGCAACAGTATGCTTTTTATCCTAAACTTGGAGAGGTGGTCACCATCTATGAGTTCCTTCGTGGTTGCCACCTTCTTGGTCGGCCCAAACAGCCCCTCCAACACCAGCTTATTTATCTCAGTATCATCTAACGTCCCCGTGAACCCATGCTTGTGCTTACAGTTGACTAGTTTGGTCATGATAGAGGTCAACGACTTAGCCTTGAATAGGTGACACTCATCCCCGATAACCACATCGTATTGTGCAAAATACTTCTTGGGTTGTTTGTAGATGGACTGCCATGTGGAAATCACAATCTGCTTATCAGAGCTCTTATCCTGACCCGCTATGACCCTGTGTATGTGGTTTTCATTGACGGTTCCTTTAGAGTAGTTCTCAAAATCCGATGCCATCTGGTAGACCAGGTTGGTCGTCGGCACAATCACCAGTGATTTCAGATTGAGATATTTGAGTATCATGTAGATGATTAGAGATTTTCCAGAGGCGGTAGGTGACAGTATCAAACTCCTACGGTTTCTGACGGCATAGACAAATGCACTAATCTGATAGTCTCTCGGAACCATGTCCATGTTTAGGGTGTTGATAAACTCCTTTGCTTCCTTACGGGACAGTTCTTCCGCTGGTTCTATTGTCTTGTCATAGATTACGTCATAATGTCTGTCTCTCGCAAATTTGTCCAGTTTCGGTAACAAGCCATAATACATGGTATGGTTGTTGTAGTTGAAAAGGCGGATAAACCCATCCCACATCCTACTTCTATATGAGGGGGTAAATCGTGCATTGGGTACCTTAAACTTAAAATAGTCATATAGTTCCTTTGCAATACCTTTCTCACAGTCTATCTGTATATGTACGTCGTCAACCTTCGTGACGGTTAGTGTATCCATTACGGATTGGTGAACTTAAGAAACTCTATCGCATTGCGAATCTCCCAATTCCTTCCATTGATAGACTTCAGGATGCTCTCAACATACGATATTTTTTCTTCCAATAGTGCAATTTTAAGGTTGATTTGGATAACATCCTTATCCCCGTAAACGTAGGTGCCAACATCAGTTTTGAGCACCTTTTTGAGCCACGGTTCGATGTTATATTGTTTCAAATCCTCTGGATTATTCAGGTCACCTAGATAGTATTCTGTCTTGAACCTGACCAGTTGCTTTCTGTCCGAGCACAACTTATGGTATCTCACCCTCTCCTGAGAGTAGAGTTTCAGGTATTTGTTGTGTAATTGGGGGGTTTTAAGAGATTCGGCCTCTAGACTATACTGGTCTATGCGACAATCCTTTGACCAGAGCTCTTGTATTTCTTCCAATTTCATCGTAAAACTCGTCTAATTGTATTATAGTTTTTAAGTATAACACAATATAGAGCATTTGTCAATTACAAAATGTTCATCTCAAAGGATGTATAAAGGAAAGTTACATCACATTCCATATATTCAATTTCTGAGAAATCTGAACCAAAAGGTAATGGGGATAACATGGTTGGGAACATATCCTTAAATGTAAATTCTACACTTGGGTTCATACCACTTGTCAAAACCGTTAGGGTTCCATCAGAAACGATGTCGGCTTTATCTGTGAAATCCTGCCTGTCAATCTGTGGGTGTTTTGATTGAGCATAACTTTCAGGAAACCCAAGTCCTACCATCCAATCATAAATCTCTTGATAGTTTTTCAAATTCTCATCAACACCAAACCTTAAGGTAATGGGGTCAAAAGCCAATTTATCACCCGGTTGTGGTATTTTAACAAAAGGATTTTGAAGGGGTATTTCTCCTAAGTTGATCCCGGGTAGAGACACTCCTTTAGTAAAATATGTCAAAGTTGGAGCACGTTTTAATGAGAAACGAAACCCAACAGGTGATAAAAAGTTTGTGGTGTCTGGTTGTGCGTCTAAAACTGCCATTGTCTATCCTTCTCTATGGACCCTATTTATACCTTTTGAGTACAAAAAAAAGAGGGAGAATTTCTTCTCCCTCTTAAATCTTGGTCTATTCGCTTGATTACATTAGGTTATTAATTGAGAACCTTCTGTAATAGACATTTTTCTTAGCGAAAGCAACCACACCATCAGCAGCAGTTGTTGCGAATGGGTTAGCTACTAGACCATATCGAGTTTTAAAGCCAATCTTCGGCTGGAAGGTATTCTCACCGATTGCCCTTACCATCTGTAATGGGACATACGGTGCATAGAATAAGCCAGCGTCAAAGGGGCTTGTGCCCTTATAACCAACTGTTGCATAATGGATACCAGATGTCGGTGCGAAATAAGGATCAATGTAGACCTTATATCGTCCATTAAGAACACCAGCAAAGGTATTACCAGTGTCATCAACATTTAGGCTATTCGACAGAGCAGGAGAGGTATCTAGGACACCTGCCATCTGTAGAGCAGATGCAACATCAGAAGAACAAATCAAGATATTACCCTTACCCCTACGAGTCGCCTTAGCAATTTGGTTAGCTTCTCTCTCAAGCTGGAACATAAGTCCCTTGAACTTTTCAACTGACCAACGACCGTTGGCATCAGTATCAAGGTCAAAAGTGCCTGCTGTAGTCACATTCTCCTGAGCACCGATTGTCGCAGAAATGTTGATCTTACGAACCATTTCTCGGTTAATTTCTGCAAGGATTTCAGTTGAAAGAATGTTAGCAAGTTCTGTTTCAGCATCCAGTCCGTGAACGGCTTTAAGATCCTGAGCAAGTTCCATCGTGTACTCTGCTTTGAGGGCTCTTGAGCGAGCAGTAACAGCAATCTTCTCAATTGAGAAGGCCATCTCTTGGAACGCATTAGTTGTTGCGTCACCGAGAGCTTCGGCAGCTGCTGTCGTCATTGCCTGAGCAGCGGTATAGCTAGCAGCAGTTGCACCAGCTGGGGTTGAACCCACCTGAGCGTTTGCGAATTGGTCTACTGAGACCGTATTACCTGCAGCGGAAGCAGAGAATGTAGTATTTGCTTCGTTGAACAGAGCTTCTGCGCCAGTCTGGCTTGTGTAACGTGAGCGCATTGCAAAGATAAGTCCAGTCGGACCAGTCATAGGCTGCACACCCATAATATCGAAAGCGATAAGATTGGGAGCAGCTCGCCTTATCAGTGAGATAAGGACGGGGTCAAAAATATCAACTGAACCATCACCGGCCGTTGAAGAAGATGCACCCATCGCATTTGTGGGGGCTGCTTCTAACAGTGACTGTGGTCCAGCGTATGTGCCGGAGCCTCCGGCCTGATCTTGTGCATCTCTTTGCTGGTTTTCAAGAAGTGTTGCAACAACGGCTCGCTTATGAGGATCATCAATTTTTGGAAGGTCCTCATGTTCAAGAACTGGCTGCCACTTCCTTTGTAATTCTTCATTAAGATACATTTTAGTTCTCCTTTATGTTTACTAATAGTTATTTATAAAATTAATGTTTTACAGTTCTAGAAATGGCATCTGAGTATCTGGCCATCGTTGGGTCTGCTATTAATACTTCGTCATCTACAGGATTTCCATCAATATCATTATCAATTACGACTTTTCCATCTTCTCTTGTCTCTGACGGAAAGTAGTTCTCTTTAACGGTTTCTAACTTCTGCTTATAGTCTTCTTCGTTCTCGAAGTCAATACCTTCAGCTAGTTCCGTAACCTTTTCAATCTCGGTATCTACTAGACCACTACAAACATCAGCAATGACATCAGATTTTGCGAAATCATCATTGGATTTTCTCAATTTTATGTTTGTTTCAATTTCACGGTTGAGGTTGCTTTCAAGCTCATCGACCTTGTTTCCAAGTTCCTCAACAACATCTACCTTAGACTCTGGAATGTCAATGAAATGGTCTTCAAATAGGGTCTTGAGACCTGAAATAAACTCCTCAGTAAGTTCGTTACGGATGCCTGATTCAATAGCTAACTGGTTCTCAGCCATCCATTCTTCAACCACATACTCAAGATATTCATCAACCTTAGTCTCCATTGAAGATGTAAGGTTGCTTTTCATTTTGTCTGTGACTTCTTCTAATTCTTTGTCGTTTTCCTGAGTGATTTCCTCAAGTTTCTTGTTGATCTTGGTAACCACGGCAGTTTCAAAAATCAGAGTTGCCTTGTCTTTAAATTCGTCGGAGAGTTCCTCGTCACCTTCAAATAGGGCTTCAACGTCGTCTTTAAGGTCAATATCTTCCTTAGTGATTTTCTTTGATACCCTC